GATGGGGACCGACCAGGCGCTGAACCCGGGAACGCCGCAGCCCCGGAGTCGACGGACTCCGGGGCCACCTGCTGGTCACTTCCCGCCGCGCCGCTTCCGCGTCCTCGCAGCCTTGCGGGCCATACGACTGCGCTGAACGTGCGTCAAGCCGGCGTTCGAAATCCGCGCGGCCTTCGACTTGCTCGCGCCCTTCCGCCGCAGCGCCTTGTACGTTCGCTGGCGCGCCTTGTACACGAAGCCGAAGCGGCCGCCCCGGTCGGAGACCATCAGCGCTTCCCCCGCCGCTTCCGCCCGGCTGCGGCCATCGCCGCGAACCGCTTCCGCCCGTACTTCTTGCGCCCCACGGCGGCGGCGACCCCCGCCGGGTTCCTGGCCCCGCCCTTCGCTGCGGACGACTCCACCGCCCGGAACCTCGCCCCGGTGCCAAGCTTCGGCAGGGCCTTCCGTCGCCTCCCGCCGCCCTTGCGCCGCCTACCCGCCATGCCTTCACCCCACAGATCGAAGCTATGCGCGCATACTGACCTACGATTCAAAGGTACGCCGGTCGTATCACCGAAGGTAGGCACCCACATGGCACGCGACTGGGAAACAGAAGGAATCCCCCCGTCCCCACCCCGGCTCCCGCAGCACGCCAACCCGGGCAACGGGCGCTTCATGCCCGTCCGCAACCAGGACGAGCGCTGCGCATGGGCCGCCGCCCGCTGGACCGTCGACGGCTGGACCATGCAGGAGGTCGCCGACGCCCTCGACCTCGCCAACAAAGGCACCGCCCACGAGTACATCCAGCGCGGCCTGCGCGCCACCCGCGAAGCCACCGCCGCCACCACCGAGCAAGCCCGTGCCGCGCACCGCACCCGCCTCGAATACCCCCTCGCATTCGCCCTCGCCGTCATCAACCGCGACCACGTCCACGTCTCACAAGGCCGCGTCATGAAGGACGACGACGGCGTACCCCTCATCGACGACGGGCCGCTCCTCGCCGCAGCCGGGAAGATCAAGGAGCTGTCCGAGTCCCTGAGGAAACTCGACGGGCTTGACGCGCCGACGAGGGTGTCCGTCGACGCCGAGAACCTCGGGCGAGAGGTCGCCGACCTCCTCGACGCGCTGACCCAGGCGGCCGCCGATGGCGACGCCGGCGCCTGACTTCACCCACGTCCTCGCCCAGGCCGGCCAGCTTGTCCGGGCCGGCGACACGAGGCAGCTCAAGCAGCTCCGCGACGGTCTGCGGGCGCAGCTCGACCAGCGGACGCTGGCGGTGCGGACCCGCAAGTACGGGCGGGACCCGGTGCTGTGGGTGCGGGAGCGGCTACAGCAGACCGCGTGGTCGAAGCAGCGGGAGATCCTGGAAGCCATCCAGGCGCACCGGAAAACCGCGGTCCGGTCGTGTCACGGCGTGGGGAAGAGCCACATTGCCGCGGTCGCCGTGGCGCACTGGCTCGACACCCACCCCCCGGGTGAGGCGTTCGTCGTCACCACGGCGCCGACCGCCGCGCAGGTCCGGGCGATCCTGTGGCGGTACATCCGCCGCAACCACAAGCGCGGGCGGCTGCCCGGGCGGGTGAACCAGACCGAGTGGTTCCTCGACGATGAGATCGTCGCGTACGGGCGGAAGCCCGCCGACCACGACGAATCCTCCTTCCAGGGCATCCACGCCCGGTACGTCCTCGTCATCATCGACGAGGCGTGCGGTGTCCCCGAGCAGCTGTGGATTGCCGCGGACGCCCTCACGACGAACGCGGACTGCCGGATCCTCGCCATCGGGAACCCGGACAACCCGGCCACGCACTTCCGGAAGGTGTGCGAGCCCGGCTCGGGGTGGCATGTGATCGGGATCAGCGCGTTCGAGTCGCCGAACCTCACCGGCGAGCAGGTCCCGGAGGACGTGGCGCTGGCGCTGGTGTCGCGGGAGTGGGTGGAGGAGAAGGCCCGCGAGTGGGGCACCGACAACCCGCTGTACCGGTCGAAGGTGTTGGGGGAGTTCGCGGAGGACGCCAACAACCAGGTCGTGCGCACCTCCGACGTGGCGGCGTGCCGTATCCCGCCGGAGGACCTGGCCCTGCCGGAGGAGCTGGTGCCGGTCGAGTTGGGCGTCGACGTGGGCGGCGGCGGCGACGAGACCGTGATTCGGGAGCGTGCCGGCCGCAGGGCGGGCAGGGAGTGGCGGGCGCTCACGGACCGGCCGGAGCTGATCGCGCCGATGGTGCTGGACGCCATCCGCGAGACCGGTGCGACCGCGGCGAAGGTCGACAGCATCGGGGTGGGGTTCGGGGTCATCGGTGAGCTGCGGAACGCCCGGGAGCGGGGGGAGCACCAGGCGCGGGTCCACGGGGTGAACGTGGGGTCCGCGGCGTCCCGGCCGGACAAGTTCCTGAACCTGCGCGCCGAACTGTGGTGGGAGATCGGGCGGGGCCTGTCGGAGTCCGGGGGGTGGGACCTGTCGGGGATGGTCAACGCGGACACGACGGTGGCGCAGTTGCTGGCGCCGCGGTGGTGGGCGGACCCGCGCGGCCGGGTGCAGGTGGAGCCGAAGGACGCGATCCGCAAGCGGCTGGGTCGGTCCCCGGACAACGCGGACGCGCTACTGCTGGCGTTCTACCAGCCGCCGCGGGTGCCGAAGAAGCGGGTGCGGGCGCGGTCGGTGCAGCCCAGATGACTCTTCTCGCCTCTGATGTGGTGGCATTTTCGTGTCGTATCCTTCGATTCGAAGGTGTCGGCGGTACGGGAGGCGCACAGTGGCAGGAACGCCAGACCTCACGGCCGCCTACGCCGACCTCACCGACGCCCGCCCTGCCTACGACAAGGCCCGCTCCTACTACGAAGGCGACGTCGACGAGGTCTACGCCTCCGACGCTGTCGCCCGCATCCTCGCCAAGTCCAACCTCGACGAAATAGACGAGATCAACTTCGCGAGGATCTGCGTCCGCGCCGTCCTCAACCGCCTCCACATCACCAGCATCAGCACCGGCGACGACAGCGCCGACCAGGCCATCGCCGACCTCACCGACACCAACCAGCTCGACCAGGAACTCCCCGGCCTGCTGGAGAAGGCATGCCCCCTCGGCGACGCCTCCCTGATGGTGTGGCCCCGCGTCGACCCCGACGGCCCCAGCGTCGGGGTCGGGACGACCGGGCACCGCCCCACCACCGTCCGCGTGATCTACGACGACGAGCACCCCCTGCAAGTCCACGTCGCGGTCAAGTCTTGGTGTACCGGCCACGGCGACACCGAGCAGATCCGCGCCGACCTGTAGTACCCGCCCAACGAGGACGGTGAGGCCAGGGTGGAGCGGTACGTGTGGGCGAAGGGCCGCAAGACCACCGGCCGCAAGGGCTGGCAGCCGTACACCGGCGACGGGCAGCCCGCCACGTTCACCCACCCCTACGGGTTCCCGTTCTTCCACCTGAGGACCGCGCGCCCCTACGGCCGGCCCGAGCACTACGCCGCATACGGGCCGCAGATGCTCATCAACAAGCTCGTCATCGGCCACGCCTCGGTGATCGACTTCGAGTCGCTGCCGACGAAGTACGGGCTGATCGACCCGGCCGTGGACCAGTCCGGGGCGCAGGGCGCGGACTACGACCCGGACTTCCCCGAGGACGACGGCGCCGACCCCGAGGACCCCGGCAACGGCACCCAGCTGTCCGGCGACCCTGGGGCGTTTTGGCAGTTGCAGGGCTACCGGTCCGTGGGCCAGTTCCAGGCCGCGAACCCCGGCGTGTTCATGACCCCCTTCGACCGGTACATCAAGGCGATGGCGCAGGTCACCGAAACCCCGATGCACCTGTTCGACTCGACCGGCGACCAGATATCCGGCGCCAGCCGCCGGGAGGCGAACGCCCCGCTGATCACCCGCGTGCAGCACTTGCAGCACGCGTTCACCCCGGTCCTGGCTGCCGCGTTCGAGCACGCACTTGCCCTCCTGGGGCACGAGGACGTGACCGTGCAGGTGCGGTGGCAACCCGCGGAGCAGGTCGACGACGCCGAAGGGTGGGCGGTCGTCCAGGCGAAGGTCGAAGCCGGCGTCCCACGGATGCAGGCCCTGATCGAGACGGGGCGGGACCCGGAGCAGGTCCGGGCGTGGCTGTCGAAGCTCGACGACGACGCCGAGCTGGCCCGCCGCGTCAACCTCCTCACGTCGCTGGGGACCGCGGTGCAGGCCCTCGGTACCGGCGTGCAACTGGGGGCGCTCACGCAGGCGCAGGTGTCGCAGCTCCTCGACACTGTTCTCGGGGCGACCGTCAACCTGAACGAGCTTGAGGCCGGGCAGCCATGACGGCCAGCGCGCAGGAGCTCGCCGACCTGGTGCAGCAGGAGCAGACCCGGCAGGCGGTCGCCCTGGAGCAGCAGACGATCGCGGACGCGGCCGGCGGCGCCGGCGCGGCACTGACCGTCGCGGTGACCGCCGCGTTGACGGGGTGGGTGGGCGCGTTCGGGGCGCTCTCCGTCACTGGTGCGGGTGCGGCGCTCGCCTCGTACCTGACCGGTGTGCGCCGGGACGTGACCCGTGCGACGGCGGGCATGGGGCAGCGCGCCCCCCGCGTCGTCGAGGGCGCCCTCGATGAGGCTGCGGCCATGGGCGCCCGGCACGCCGCCGAGTTCGCCGCTCACGCCGCGGGGGGCCGCCGCCGTTCCCCCGCGGTGGCCGCGCCTGAGGATGCGGTGGACGCCGCCCGGTCTCTGGGTGTGCTTGTGCGGAACCACCTGCGGCTGTCCCGCACCCTGCTGGGGGAGCGTGAGGTGCGCCGGTCGGGGTGGCGGGGTGTGCTCGCCGGGATCGGCGCTGCCCGGCAGGCCGTGGCCACCGTCGGCCGGGTGGGCGCGTGGGCGGTGCACCGTGCGATCAACGACGGCGCCGCACAGACCATTGCAGCACTCGACGCGGGCGGGCTGTGGGTGGCCGAACCCGACGCGTGCGTGGCATGCCTGGCCTACTCCGGGCGCCTCGCGGACGAGGACGGCAGGTTCCCCGGCGGCCTGTCCCTCGACCCCAGGCAGGCCCGTGCCAGCGCCCCGCCCATCGAGGGGCCGCCGCGGCACCCGCACTGTTTGATCGGGTCAACCCGCGTTGCGGGGCCCAGTGCCGTTGTGTCCGGTGATGTACCGATGGGGCACTCCCTTGACCAATCCCTTTTTAGTCTGGGTTCGGGAGGAGACGGCCGTGCGCTCGCCGCATCCACACTGGCAGAAACCGTAGGGCACGCGGGCGGGGGGCACTTCCGGGCGTCCGTTACGCGGAATTACGTCGGGGATGTCATCACAATCCGCACCGCCTCCGGTAAGGAACTCACCGGTACCCCGAATCACCCGATAGCAACGCGGTTCGGATGGCGCTCCCTCTCGGAACTTCAAGTGGGAGATCACGTAATCACCAGCTCCCGTCCTGAGTGGGAAGTTGATGCCGTCCACCCAGACATAGACGACATCCCACCCCGCATCGAGGATGTAGCGCAGGCGTTTTCCGTGCCGTTTGGTCCGGTGCCATGTTCCCCCGAGGATTTCCACGGCGACGGTGCCGGTAGCGATGTCTACGTTGTACGGACCAATGGCCTTCTGTGGGATGACGTCCAGGCCGCGGCTTCGCAGATCGTTGGCGAGCTGGATCTCGGCGCACGAGATGTTGCCGCCGCCGTTGGCCTCCACGAGAGCCGCACGCTTGATCTTTTGCTCAAGACTGTCTTTCTGGCCGCGACGAGCCTCGTGAGCGGCAGCAACGAGGCGGGCGCGCTCTTCGGGGCCTGTGCGGCCCATGCGGACATGCATGGCCGCGCTACGGCCCCGGATCTCAACTCCGGCCTTCTCAAGGCGGAGGCGAATGGTGCCCCGGCTGACGTCGAAGGCTTCTGCCAAAGCCTTCTCGCTGTCGCCGGCGACGTCACGGCGGATGCGGGCG